TATAAGAAAGTCCAATACAGCAACGTTGTTGGTTCTGGTACACAGTCTGGTGTAATGGCTAACTTGGCAAACGAATCTCCTCAAACTCGTAAAGAAATTTTGAACAAAGCCAAAAGAATTGCTCCAGCATATTCAAAAGGTGCATACCAATATATCACACCCAAATCTGATCTAACTGATATTGGTAAAAAGAAATAACTAATTTGCTCCTTTGTTGTATAAATAAGTACAATAAAGGAGCATTTTTATTGTACACAAATCGCAAAAATTTTAGGAAAAAACCAAAGGATATTGAACCAGGGTTACATGCACATCATGTTATTCCATTACACGCTGGTGGAGTAAATGATGCTTCTAATATTGTGTACCTAACTGTAACTGAACATGCCGAAGCGCATCGTATATTATTCGAACAATACGGGAAGTGGCAAGATAAACTTGCTTGGCAAATGCTTTCAGGACAAATAGGCAAAGAAGAAGCAATAAAGTTTGCTCAAAAAAACGCAGACAAATCTTGGATGAAAACTCCAGAAGGAAAAGCGTTGTTAAAAGAAGCACAACGCATTTCTTGGGAAAAAGGAAATAGACCTGATCCTTGGAATAAAGGATTAACCAAGGATAAAGATATAAGACTTGTTGAGTACTCCGAAAGAGCTAAACAACATATGTCCGAAGGAAGAATACATTGCATCGGTGACAGTATGCGTGGCAAAGAGTTTACTGATGAGCATAAAGAAAAGTTAATCCAAAAAGCGTTAAATCGTCCAAAAATAAAATGTGAAATTTGTGGGAAAGAAGTTATAAAGCAAATGTATGCTAGATGGCATGGAAATAATTGTAAAACAGTTGGAACAAAGAGTCGTCGAGGATGATGATTGAACTTGATCTATTCAAAACAATAGTGGCCCTAGCTTGTCTAGGGTCATGCTTATATTCCCTTCACAGGGGGTGGGCACAGGCAGCTGGTTGGTTAGGATTGCTATCCTTCTTCGCTGTTTTAGGCGTAGCAAGTGTTCACTAAATACCCTAGATGTCGTCTGATAAACTAAAATTCAATAACCCGTTTTGTTCTTATCCATTTTTACATCAGCACTTAGATACAAGAAAACAATCTAAGCTTTGCTGTTTTTCAGAAACGGATATGCAAAGCGGGTTTAATTTTAACTCTAACGAATACAAAGAAGTTAGAGATATGATGCTTAATGGTGATTGGTCAGTCCATTGCCAAGGATGCCAATCTTTAGAGCAACGCAAGCTAATAAGTCCTAGACAAAAAGCATTGCGTGACGAGAATACAGAATTGCTACAGCATCAAGTGGATAAGCATCTAGCAGGGGAACTGTTAGACCCATATCAGTATGACTTGCGTATTAGCAATCTATGCAATCTAGCTTGCATAATGTGTGGTCCAAAAAGCAGTTCAACAATTGCAAAGAACTTAGGTATAGATAATGAATTTTTATCCTATGAGCCCGATGTGTATATCAATCCTAAAGCCAATTATATGTATCTAGCAGGCGGGGAACCATTTTTAATCAAAAAGTTTTCTGCGCTGCTTAATAAGATTGAAAACACTAATTGCAAAGTTGTTATCAACACAAATGGAACTATAGTTACAGATCATTTGATGAAAGCATTAGAACGCTTTCATAACGTTAACATGACTGTTAGCATTGACGGTTATATGGACTTAAACAGTAAAATTAGGATTGGTAGTAATTGGGAAGCTATAGATAAAAATTTAATCATTTTTAAAGATGCGGGTTTTTCATTACACATTAATACTGTTGTTCAAAAAGACAACATTAATGAACTATTTGAATTAGGAACATTTTTAGAAACTGTGCCTATCAACAAATGGACACTATCTGAACTTACTGTTCCAGAAGAACTTAGATACATACAAAACATTAATAAGGAAAGAGTAGAAAGGTTAATGACGTTAAATTTAGTCAAAACAAATCCAGAAACAATCTATCTGCTAAATAGTATACTAAAATGAGCAAAGAAGATACAATCAAATTTGATGGCATTGTCAAGGAGATACTGCCAAATAACATGTTTAGGGTCATGCTTGAGATGGCCAATGAAAAACACGAAGTTATAGCTTACCTATCTGGTAAGATGAAACAAAACAAGATCAAGGTAATTAGCGGCGATAAAGTTGAAGTAGAAATGACTCCATACGACCTAAAGAAAGGCCGCATTAGTTTCCGTCATCGTTAAGCAAATGGATCTATAATTACTGGAGTATCGCCGCGCATCATCATATTGCTGCGGTGTAAGTCGTAATGAATATTATTGTCACTTGCTATCTTCATTAGAGATCTTATAAACTCAATTAGACCTGGATATTGCTCTTCAATTTCAGCAATTAATGGTTTATCGTGTTCATTGAATACTGCATAATCAATTTTTTTAAACAGATCAATATCCATTCTTTTTAACTTTTCTAATCTAACAATGCTGTAGTTGTTTGGTAATTTTATAATTTTACCTTTTAACTTTGGTACATATGGGTTGTTAGCATTTTTTCTTACATAGTTTAAGAATGTTGTATATCCACGATCTTCACGAAATATTTTAATGACATAGTTGTCTTGTGGACGAGCATATACTTGGGCATAGTATCCAGATCCAATGTTATACTGTTGATATCCAAGTTCATTTAATTTAGCTGCTATTGTTTTTAAATGAGCAGTTGGGTCCGATGCCGGATGAGTGTTTGGGGGATTTTTAAAAGCTTGGTACTCTGGCTTTTGCTTGTAGCCAACTAATTCATTTACTTTCATAGGAATATTTATAAAAAGAGAGGGGCAGTTGCCCGCCCCTCCGTTGTATCACCCTCTTCTAAATTGAGCCACGCTCTTTCTAGAATAGGCAGTGACCTTGACGCTATTGCTCTGATTGCCTCCAATCACCAAGACCTTGTCGCCCTTAAAGCCAACAAAGAATCCAACATGATACCCACGCTTTGTTTTGATAATAACAATATCCCCTTGTTGAGGCTTTGTTACTCTCTTACCCCAGGCAAAGAAGCTGCGGGCAGTTAAACTGCCTGTACCCTTTTTGCCTTTCTTCTTTAGTATAGCATTAGCAAATGCTGCACACCAAGGGGTCTTCCTTGGATTTACCTTTAGGAGTTTGGAAAGAGAACCTGAGTTCTTGCCCTCCGTCATTCCTTGATAGGTCTTGGCTGCGGCTACAGTTGAGGCTGTAGCTTGATCAGAATGCCCAGTGGCAAAACTGACAAATAGCGCCAAGACCATAGCCGAAGCCATGTGTCTTGTCATTTTCTGTCCTTTCTGTCCCTGAGCTATATGCCCAGCAACAGTAGTAGTTAAGCACCATCCGTTTAGAATTAAAATATAATAAAACTCTATGGGGATATTGACTAAATTATGTTGCGTAAATACAATAATAACATGATTACAGTAACCGAAACAGCTAAAAACTATCTAAATGATCAGCTATTAAGGAACAATCGCCCGTATGTAAAGTTAAGTGTTAAAGGTGGCGGCTGTGCTGGATTTAGCTATGATTATTCATTTGTGGATGAAAAGGATCCAATGGACTTTGAAATTCCGCTTATTGATGGTGCATTCCTAGTTGACGGCATGAGCTTTATGTATGTTGCTGGAACTGAGTTAGATTATGTTCAAGATCTGGCTGGAAGCGCCTTAAAACTAAGAAATCCAAACGAAACATCAAGTTGTGGATGCGGAAAGAGTTTCGCAGTCTAAATCAAAACGCATAAATATCTAAATAAAGGGTAGATATTTATGGCACAACAGGTTATTAACATTGGCGGTACTGCTAATGACGGTTCCGGCGATCCACTACGTACAGCATTCACAAAAGCTAATCAAAACTTTGCAGAACTGTATGCAAAGGGTGCTGCGGGTTCAAATCTAGATTTAAGCGATAATAAAATTGAAGCAACTAATTCAAACGGTAATGTTGAATTAGTACCAAATGCCGCTGGAAGAGTTGTTGTAGTAGATGATAGTATAACAATTAACACAAGCAAAACTCCTCTAACTAGCATTGGGGTAGATGGTGACAAAGCTGGCATGGTTGCGTGGGATTCAAATTACATCTACGTATGTACTGCAAACTACAATGGTGTAGCAAATATTTGGAAGAGAGCTGCTATTAGCGGCACTTGGTAAGGGATTTTAAATGGCACGACAGAATATTAATCTAGGAACCAATGCTAACGATGGTACTGGCGATAACCTTCGCGATGCCATGCAAAAAATTAACGAAAACTTAGTTGAGTTGTATGTACGCACTGGTGGGGATGCAACTAAAACTGGTGTTGATATTTCAACTACTGGAAACACTTTAAGTATTAGTAGTGACATGACAATTACTACTAATAACGTTGGTAATTTAAACATTGCTGCTCCAACATATTTTAGTAAAGATGTATTTCTATTTGGTAATGTAAAAATTAACACTACTGAAATTGATAACAATTACAGCACAATTGTTTCAGGTAACGTAAAAATTAGAGGCAATACAGAATTTGGCGATGACCCACTTGTTGATAGACTTGTTTTAAACAGTTATATTACAGGAACAATCACACCATCATTTAACTTAGCATATGATCTAGGCACTACCAGTTTGCGTTATAGAGATGTGTATGTTGGTGGAACAATTGATTCTACTAGTATCTATACAGCAGGAGCAAACATCAATGGCGGCTCAATCAATAATACATTTATTGGTTTATCTAATCCGTCAGAGGGTAGATTTAGTATACTGCGTGCCGAAGATTCATACTTAGGTGAATTATTGATTAGAAATAATCAAATATCAACTAACGATTTGAACACTGATATTGAAATTAAACCTAACGGAACAGGTAACGTATATGTTTCTACAAAGCTAATTGTTGGTGCTGGTACTACACCAATGGTAAACCCTGTTTTACAAGCAACAGGTAACGCAGATACATTTACACAGATTGGTGTACAAAACAAGAGTAACGGAAAGTTTGCATGTTCTGATATTGTTATTTTCACTAATGAAGGTTCAGACTTCTATAATTTCTGTGATATTGGGCAAAACAACTCGAATTGGGATGGTAGTTTACAATACGTTTATTTTGATTCATCAAGTGAAGCATTTGAATGGGAAGTTGGTCATACAATTGTACAGTATGATTTAGATGGATCAACAATTTTAGCACGTGGCGTAATTGATGAAAAAATCATTAACCCTTTTAATATTAATGAAGTAAGGATTCGAGTTTGTAAAGTTTTTGAAGGTACAACTGGAATATTTGAAGAAGGTTCAACTTATGGGGATGTCTTCAACGAAAATGATTTTTCTTTTGCTACTCCTAAAGATCACCTTGTAGAAACATTTATTGCCACTGGTGAATCAAAATACAATTTGGGAACACATACACTAAATTCTAGTACAGCTAGAGCTGCATTTGCTCCTACTGTTGCACTTGCAGCAGATAGCGTTGAAGTCAAAGTCGATGGCGAAATACAAAAACCTGGTGTTGATTTTACAATTCAGTTTGATAAAATTTTATTCTATAAAGTACCTGCTTCTGGAAAAACAATTACAATTAGACAATTCCCAGATGCAAACTATCCATTTACAGTAGGACAAAGTGCTGATAGTTATATGTACAATAACGGCAGCAAATTAACTATTGGCACAATGACTGGGCATGATGTGTTATTCCATGTCAATGGTGTTCGTTATACTGCGGAAGCTGGAAGAATTAAAGGTGATACACGAAACTGGATATTAGGGAATGGTGTTACTAGTAAAGATGGATTTGTGGATACAGGAGAACTTCTACAGGTTCATGGTACAATTAAAACTACAGAAAATACTAAAGGCGGAGTAGTAGAAGGAAGTATTACAGCGGACTTTACGCTAATGCCAACTAAGAAAATATATTCATTTACCCCAACTAGAAATGATGTAATTATCAATCTTGAAAAGTCCCTAGAAAAGACTGTTGGAAGTGTAGTGATATTCAATAATCGTTCAACAACTCACAATTATAATTTGTTCGACTCTGACACTAGTTCATTTATTGTAAGTATTGAACCAAATACAGCACATTCTTTAGCATGTGATTCAAGCGGGTGGTTTGTAGTTTCAACAATTTAAAATAAATAATTGTATGGCTGCACCAGTATGGAAAACACCTAAAGGTAATCTAGGAACTATTCAGGAACAAGAGTTTTACGAGTTAAACTTGGAAGCTATTGTTCCTGATGACAAAACTCCTAATTTAAGTTATAAAGTTATAGCAGGATCGCTTCCTCCAGGAATTGTTTTAAACGAATTTACTGGATCTATAAATGGTCGTCCAAAGGACTTGTATCGTTTCCGCGGTGTTCCTTTTGATGTTGCAGAGGATGTTACAAGCACGTTTTGTTGCAGGGTAACTAATTTACGCACAAATCAAGTTGCTGATAGGACATTTAGCATAACAGTTACAGGGCAAGATGCTCCAACAATTGTAACCAATGTAATTGAATTAGGACAAGTATTTGATGGAACTTATGTAGAGTTTCAAATAACAGCAATAGACTTAGACAGAGAACCACTAACATATTACATTTCAAGCGGATCGTTGCCGTTAGGATTAAGTTTAAATAAAAGCACTGGGCTAATCTCAGGCGTAGTTGAACCAAATGAAATACTTGAGATTGGTTCATTAATAGGATGGAGTACAGAAGCTTCATGGGATCAAGAACCATGGGATTTTGGTTCTAAGGCGGTTAGCAAAAGATTTGAATTCGACGTTAGCGTAACTGATGGTAAAGACATTGTTTCTAAAAAGTTTAGCATTTATATAGTCAGCAAAAATTCATTAACCGCGGATAATGATATAATTGCAGTAAATGGATATTACGATTTTATTACTGCTGATCTTGATACAAAACGTAACCCAGTACTAACTACATATAGTGCAAATTTAGGAACCTACGCACACGATAACTATTTTGCTTATCGCTTTACAGCAAAAGATTTTGATGGGGATTATGTTTCATTTTCATTACTAGTTGCAGAAAATATTGGTTTTGATAACGAAACAAATGGGTTTGATAGTACATTATTAGATGTTGGCGAATCTAAATTGCCACCAGGTTTAACTTTAAGCGAAGAAACTGGATGGTTGTATGGAAATTTAAGAAACATCGATTCGATACAAAAAGAATATCAATTTGGTGTTTATGTTTACAAGAGAGATTACCCACAATATAGATCAGAATTAGTTCAGTTTAAGTTAACGCTAGTTGGTGATTTACGTTATGTTGTAAATTGGATTAGCCCAGAATTTTTAGGAAGTGCTATTGCTGGGGAAGTTAGTGAGCTAGCAGTTGAAGCATCCAACGTCTTAGGAAAACGATTAATTTATACACTGGAAGTTGGTTCCGATAGTAGATTGCCTCAAGGATTAAGATTACTAGACAATGGGTTAATTTCTGGAAGAGCAAGCTTTGAGGTAACAACATTTGATCAAAATACTTTAACATTTGACAAAAATGTTAGAGAAGCTGGAGCATTGATTCCTGAAACAACTATCGATAGAGATTATACATTTACTGTACGAGCTAGCGATTTAGATAATAATATTATAGCATTTAAAACATTTAAAATTAAGTTACTTTCCGTTTATAATCGTCCATATGAATCATTGTATTTGAGGGCATATCCAGGATTTGGTGATAAAGAAATATACAATCAAGTTGTATTCAACTCAGATATAATTCCAAATGAATTTATTTACAGAGCTGGGGATCCGTTCTTCGGTAAACAAAAAACATTAGACATGTTAGTAATTGCTGGAATAAATCCAAGCGAAGCTAGAGAATATATCGAAGCAATGGCTATTAATCATTATCGTAAAAAATTATTGATTGGTGAACCAGAGATTGCACAAGCTCTTGATAGCGATGGTAATGTAAAGTATGAAGTCTTGTATTTGCCGATGAGAGATGACGGTGGCCCTGTAGCTAAGAGTCTTGATCTTAGAACAAAAATTAAACGTAATGTAACAACAGATAATATAAATCCGTCGGTTGATTTAACATACTTCAATATTAACACTTATGATAAGGTAATTTATCCTAATGGTCTAAATGCTATGCGAGAACAAATTCGCAATGCACTGGGATACGTAGATAGAGAAGTTTTACCAACTTGGATGAGAAGCAAGCAAGAAAACGGGATTATTCCTTATTGGAATCCAGCGGCTGTATTGGCTTATTTAAAACCAGGTACCGGTAAGCAAGTTAAGTTTTTAATTAATAGACTTTTTGAATATGATTTAAAAGATATCAGTTTTGAAGTAGATAGATACGTTTGGGATTGCAACTTAAGTTCAGTTTATAACACTTTAACTAATACATATCTTGAAAGTAATCTTACAACATTTGATTCTGATGTAAGACAAGGAAGCGACACACTAACTTTCTCGTTTGCTGGAGACGGGTCAACTAAAGTATTTGATACAAACATACAAATTGAAACAGGTATTATAGAAGTTATTATTGAAAAATACATTTTACTTTCCGATTCTACTCTTTCATTAAACCGTAGTGTTCAAATTGAAAATGTAGATTTTACTCGTAATAATAATTTTATTACATTTACTACTGCTCCAGAAGCTAATGCAACTGTAATAATCAACTATACTAGTAGCTTACTATTAAATGTTGATCATGCGGTTACTGTACCATTTAATAAAATAGACGGTATGCCTTCATCTTATATTACTAATGTATTGGGCGGGTTTGACTCAATCATAACTGTATATGAAGGCAAAACTATTATTTTTGCAAGACAAGAACAATACTCAGGTTACATTGAGCCAAATGATGGTTGGGTACAAAACAACGTAATGTGGGATGATGGAAATGTTTGGGATGATCCAGATATTGGGTGGGATGATTATCGTATAATTCCAGGTTATAACGAAAATCAAGCGAATCAAAATGTCGATAACGAACGAGCAGGAATTTGGCAAGTTACAACAAATAGCTTTGGATTAATCAAACTTGTTCCAGTAGAAACTGTGATTCCTGGACAGCGAATTCAAGTTAATAATGGAGCGCTCTATGGTGGCAAATTACTAAGATATGGGCCACTAATACAATTTGATGTGGGAGAAACAGTCCCAAGTTATAAAGTAATAAGTGAACAAACAAGAGGAAGCGAAACGATATTTGATAGTGGAAGTACGAGGTTTGTTGAAAACATCAACGTTTATCAGACTCCTGATGAAGGGGATAAATACCTTGCGTTCCCACGTGTCAACATATTCGCCTAGGAGAAGGATTTATGGCAGTTACAATAAACAAAACAGATGGCATAGTTTTAACTACTATTCAAGATGGTGCTATCGACACAGACAGCACTGATTTAACTTTGATTGGTCGTTTGTATAGAAATTATGGCGAACTAGTTAATGAAAATTTTGTAAAGTTGCTTGAAAACTTTGCTAACAGTTCGTCACCAACTGCCCCAATTATTGGGCAACTTTGGTACAATACAACTACAGGAGCAATGAACGTATATCGTTCTACTGGCTTTACTGGACTAGCTAACTTAACTACTTCTTCTGCACAGCCAAATTTACCAAAACAAGGCGATTTATGGTTTGATACTATTGATGCTCAACTAAAACTTTATACTGGAACAGCTTGGTTAGTAGTTAGTCCTCAATTTACTTCTTCTCAAACAAAGACAGGAGTTTTTGCAGAAACCATTAGAGATGTTTTAAATACTAATCATGTTTGCTTAGTTCATTATCAGCAAAATAACATTGTTTCAATACAATGCCGTGATTCAGAATGGATACCACAAGTTGCTATTTCAGGTTTTTCATCAATTAAACCTGGATTTAATTTAGCTACCATAAATGGGCAACAGTTTACTGGTAATGCGTCAAATTCTTTATCACTAGGAAACATTGCAGCCAACAGATACCTAAGAAACGATATCAGTGGTTCAATTGATGGTGGCCTAACACTCACCAATGAAGGTTTAACTATTGGTGAATTTAATGATATTCAGTTGTACGCTGATGGGGTTGATGGATATTTCACAAAATCTGAAGGCAATATCAATTTTGCAATTGGATTAGATAATACATTAAAACTTACAGAAAATAGACAATCATTATTTGCTGATGGTGATGAAACAAATCCAAGTATCAGTTTTATCGAAGATGATAATACTGGTATTTACCGTGTAGCTGAAAATATAATTGGCGTTACTGTTGCTGGAACTCCAGTAATGGAAATTAGCTCGGGTGGATTGTTTGTTATTGGCAACATACAAGCAACCAATTTTTCAGGAACACTTAATGCAGATAACATTGTTGCATCTTCATTATCAATAAGTGGTTCAACTACTACTGGAAGCTTACAAGTAGTTAATAATACAATACTAGGATCAAACGCAGGAAACACTGTGCAAATTCGTGCAGGAACAATTTCTGCTCCAAACGGATTAGTTTTCTCTAACAATGAAATTGGGTTTAATGGTCCAGTAACATTAGCTAATACAATTAGTGGCGCTGACGGCACATTAAACGTTGATTCAAATTTATATGTTGGAGGTACTCTAACTGTTGATTCAAGTATTAACGTTGGTGGTATACTTATTGGGGATACAAGCGGCAGACTTAGATTAAACTCTGCAGTTGCTACTGGTTATGCTAATGTTGGTGATTTCAGCATGGGACAAACAAATGGCATACGAAGCTATAATAGTCCTAAAATGTGGATTGCATTTAATGGTACGCTTGCTGGTCTAGCAATATATGATAGCTTTAACATCGACTTTGTAACACGTACAAGCACAAACAATTATACATTCACAACTGAATATCCAATCTCAAGCGGAGCAATGGCAGTTGTAGGTTCAAATGGCGCTAACTTAACTTCAATTCCAAGTATTGGCGCAACAAGTTTTTCAATCACAACCACTAGTGAAAATGCTAGAATGGGTCTAGTGGTATTAAGTCAATAAGGATTAACACATGAAGATAATTTATCCAAGTCCCTCAGGTGGTGTAGCAGTTGCAGCAGTAAATCCAAAGTTTACTGATCTAGTTGCTGCTGGTAAAAAGTTTGTTCCAAAAGGGTTACCATTTAAAGTTGTCAAGGATAGCGATCTTCCTTCTGATGATACATTCTTTGATGCTTGGGAATATGATTTCTCTATTAAAGATGGTATAGGAGAAAGAGTATAATGATTACAATTAACATGGATAAAGCTAAAAAGATTTGGCGCGATAAGATTGCAGAAGCTCGCAAAGCAGCATTTGAAAAGAATGACATTGCTATTCGTGATGCACAATTAGAAAATGACGCTATTGCATTAAAGTTTGCATTAAAGCGCAGAGATGAGCTAAGAGCTATTGGTGATAAGATTAATTCTGCAAAAACTACTGATGAGTTAAAAACTACTTTAGCTATAATAAATATGGTATAAAGGAATTAATCAATGGCATCAAACGTAAATCCAAATAACATTGATGGCACATATCCAGTTGCAGGACAGGATAATGACAGTCAAGGTTTTAGAACTAATTTCACTAACATTAAAAATAACTTTGTGTACACTAAATCTGAAATTGAAGATTTACAGGCGAAAGTTGTACTTAAAACCGCTTTAACTGGTACTACAGTAGATAATAATATGGCTGGCACTGTTTTACGCTCAGCTGAAATTAGAGATTTTAGAGAAAGTCGCGTTGATCTTGGTACAGTTAGCGGTTCAGTTACCATAGATCATACCACCGCACATTATTATGTTGCAAGTACATCTGGAAATATTGAACTTTCCTTTGCAGGTTTTCCGGCAGCAGGAAGAGTTGGCAGAATTCGTTTAGAATTAACTGTTACTGATACAGCAGACACATTAGTTCTTCCTTCAAGTGTAACATACGGAACACAGGGATTAGCAGGGTTTGATGGAACTGATACAATTAGTTTCTTCTCTACCGGAACTTACATTTTTGAATTTGTAACTGAAAACGGTGGAACTGACATTCATATAGAAGATTTAAGTAGAGCAAGAACATATTTCCATAGTCAAGAAATACAATTGCAGCAAAGAACTCCAGCAAATACTGGCAGAGCTGGTGATGTTGCTGGTATGATGGCAGTCGACAGTGCTTACGTTTACGTATGCACTGGAACATATAATGGTTCATCCGTTATATGGAAAAGAGCCGCAGTAAGCACCTATTAAGGACGAAAAAGTAACCTCGCTTTATGTTGTGACAAAAGCACCCCGGTAGTTCAGGCTGCCGGGTTTTTATTTGCATTGTTTTACAATACTTGCTAATGTTGTGCTAGGAGTAAAGCATGACACAAGTTGATTTAAACAAGTATCGAGATTTTGTATTAGAAGTAACCAGTAAGACAAGCAAGGATCTTACTGAATTTATGAACCAATTAGATTACCTAGATGGCAGTGATGTAGATATCAATGTTCCGCTACTATTAACTGCTGGTATTGGACTAGCAAGCGAAGGCGGCGAGTTTAACGAAATTGTTAAGAAGATGTTCTTCCAAGGCAAACCACTTAACGAAGAAAATCATTTTCATATGAAGCGTGAACTGGGCGACATTATGTGGTATTGGATTAATGCTTGTACTGCACTAAGACTTGACCCAAACGAAGTAATTGCTGAAAACGTTGAAAAGCTTAAGGCACGTTATCCAGGTGGTGAGTTTAACGTATGGCATAGCGAGAATCGAAAAGAAGGCGATCTCTAATGTACGAAAATAAGTTTGGTCTCGAACTTATTGCTGCTGTAAAGCAGGGTGCAGAACGACTCAAATACGCTGACAAAAAAGATGTGATGCGCTTTTTGGAACGTGCGGGTGTTATTCCAACTCTAAATGAAAAAGGTACTATCGAACTTTGTGAAAACTGCAAAGGTGAGGGTATTGTATATTGGGATGAATGCACAAACTATCACAAGGGCGAATATGAAACATATTCAAAAGAATGTCCGTATTGTGAAGGGTCGGGTCGTATGATAGTTACTGAACATTCTGCAATTACTCGTAGAGCGTTTAAACCAAGTGAAAAGTAAATGGGTTTAGGTCCTCCTGTATGTGAGCATTGTGGTGTGTATGCATATTACGATGTAGACATAGAATCTTGGCATTGTAAATACTGTGGTAATAAAAATCCACAGTGGCATACATGGTCCTGTGGTCTTACAGAGGAACAATTAGATGGTAATGCCAAGTTCCTCGATTTCGTGAAGGGATTTGATAATGCATCCACTAGCAGGGGACCTAACTCAACTTAGTGACGAAGAACTACTAAAGAAAGTAAACGAACTATACGATAGACTTAAAAAGGCTTATTACTTTCCAGATCCAAGTATTAGTCACCAATTAAGACTATTGCTTGAATCTTATAGAAATGAGCAGCAACGCAGAGCACAAATTGCTCAGCAAAAATTTATGGATCAAAACAAAAAATTAGCAGACAGGATAGATATTAACTAATGTTTACATGGAAAACTGGTTGGCACGGAATGATGCTGTTGGACAACATTCTAATTCCAAATGAATGGGAAATTAAGGTTGAGTTTAACGGTGAAGCAAATGATCCAGATCAAGAGCAAATTGCATTTGATAGATGCAAGTTCCTAATTGAAGTAGCTTATCAAGAAGCATTGTTTATGCACGTTGAAGAAGGTACATTTAGCAAGTTACACGATAAGATTCTATGTCATAAGATTACTTTACCAGATGAAGCCATCGACAGTACAATTGCAATTGCAACACTTAGCAAGATGATGTGTATTGTAGAAGATCGTTTATCGTTCGATGGTATTAGTATTAGCAGTCGTATTTCTGAAGGTGTTGAATTCTATTTTGATGCACATTTGATGAAGGAAGTTCCTTGGTTAATTGATAATCCTGTACGCAAGTTTACTGGTGAACCAGCATGGTTTATGAGAAGTGATGCCGGATCAACTGATATTTGGATTCAAGGAAAGAAGAAGCACGAAATTATTCGCGATGTTGATGAATGGAAAACATACGGATTGGACTGGGAACAAACTCCTGTTACAAATGCAAACGAAGCTGTTGCAGCAGCCAATCATAAACCCATAATCAAGAAGGGTTGGAAACCAAAGGTAATTGAGGGCGGCAAATCTTAATGCTGTTAGACAAATACAGTCGTAGGATTATAAGTGAGAATGATCTTATAAATCTTCTCTACATTAATCCTGCGGTTGATTTGTCACATGCGTATTTGGATAATGCTACTAAACATAATAATGCCGTTGCTGCAAATTACAGCGAGTTATCAAAACTAAACGAACTACCAATACTTGACATTGATCTAGAAGTATGGCACAAGCAAAATCAGCAACATTGGTGTATGCCTGATGAATACAAAAATTTTGATATTTCTGCTTGGGTACTAAACGAATGTAATAATAACGAAACTGAATTGCAACGTTGCGGGCAAGAACTTCTTGAATATGCTGCTAGGGATTTACTGCCCTTATTACAATACCTTAAATACTTAGTAGACACTATGCGCGCCAATAACATTGTTTGGGGTGTAGGCAGAGGCAGTTCAACTGCAAGCTTTGTACTTTACAAAATTGGAGTACATAGAATTAACAGTATTGAATATCAATTACCGCTAGAAGAATTTTTTAAAGAGTTACTTGTAAATTGATTCTAGCCAACAAATATACTAAAATACTTTTAGGAGAATTACATGGGTAAGATTTATAGAACAGCTCAAGGTCGTCAATTAGATATGGAAGCTATTCGTTTACAAAACGAATTAGTCCCAGCTTTGGGTAATATGCGTGTTAACGCAAGAGGTGATCAGCTAGGTCCAGGGGGAAAGATTGTTAAGACTCGCGAAATGATTATGGACGAGTACTACAAAACTCGTGCAACACCAGCTACTGATAATATTCCGCAGCAAAGCGAAATTCCAACACGCAGCAACCCAAGTCGTCGTAGAACCGACCCGCTTCCTACAAGTAGCAAGAAATCTGAGTTTACACCTGATATTGCTAGACCAGATGACATTAAACCAGCTACACAAGAAGCACCAAAAACAGAAGCAAAAGCCGAACCAAAGCTTAAGGGTGGTCTAGCTGCTGCTATTGCTAAGACAAAAAGTACAGAGAAAAAAGTAAAGAGGATTGAATAATGCCAGTAACACACGTTGAAGGAAAAGTAATTCCAGTTAGAGATCATATTCTTGTTGAGGAAATGAACTTCGGTGAACGTAAAACACGATCAGGTATCATTCTACCTGGTGATAATGGCGAAGTTCGTGGCATTCGTCCACGTTGGGGCCGCGTTTATGCAGTTGGGCATGAACAAAAGGATGTAAAAGAAGGACAATATATTCTTGTAAGTCATGGTCGTTGGACTCGCGGCGTTGATGTTACATATGAAGGTAAGACAATTACTATTCGTCGTGTCGACAATAACGATGTATTGCTTGTTAGTGATGACCATCCAGGGGTTGATGAGAACGTAAACGCATCATGACCCAACAAGAAATAATGACAGAACTAGATATTCTAAGAAGGAATGTCGCAGACTTGCAAGCAGAGTTAAACAAAGCATACAAGCGTATTGCTGAGTTATCCGATCAAGTTATTGCTTTACAGCGTGAGCAGAGTGTAAGCTTAGGGCAACGCTATTAAGAGGAATACATGAAGCAGCTTTGGGTAGAATCGTATAGGCCAAAAACAATTGATGATTACGTTTGGCGTGATCAAGATCAAAAGTCGCAAGTTGAACAATGGATTAAGGAAAAGTCAATTCCGCATATTCTATTAAGCGGATCTCCAGGGGTTGGCAAAACTACACTTGCAAAGATTTTGATTAATGAAATTGGCGTTGAAAAATATGACGTTTTGGAAGCTAACGGTTCTAAGGAAGGTCGCAAGATTGAATGGGTTGATAAGCTAATCAACTTTTGTCAAACTGTTCCGTTTGGTCCATTTAAGGTAGTGCTAATTGATGAGGCGGATTATCTAAACGTTAACTCCGTGCAGCCAGCACTACGCAACTTAATGGAACAATACAGCGACAGTGTTCGTTTCATTCTTACTTGCAACTACCCAAACAAGATCATCCCTGCAATCCATTCACGTAGCCAAGGTTTCCATGTAGAGAAGATTGACCACACAGAGTTTACTGCACGTTGCGCTACTATCCTTGTAACAGAGGGAGTTGAGTTTGATCTAGATACACTAGACGTTTATGTAACAGCGGCGTATCCAGATCTACGTAAGTGTATTAACAACTTGCAGATGGCAAGCGTTGGTGGAAAGCTTACTAATCCAAAGGAAGCTAGTGCTAATACAGTTGACTATCGTATTAAGATGGTTGATCTGTTTAAGGCTGGTAAGATTGCAGAAGCACGTAAGCTTGCTTGTGCTAATGTACGACCAGATGAAATGGAAGAAATGTTCCGTTGGATGTATGACAACTTGCATCTATGGGCAAAGACGCCAGAAGGACAAGATGTAGCTATTGTGAAGATCAGGGATGGTCTTGTAAATCATTCGCTAGTTGCAGACACTGAGATTAATCTTGCAGCTACGCTAGTCGAATTAACAACTATTGAAGAGTAATATGAAGAAGCATCGTTATCTATTTGCCAAGTACCTAGCCAAACCACGTGACCCAACTAAGACGCACATTAAGGGTTATATGACTGATCCAAAGAATGTGCGCTACGATGAAGTAGTCGGTTTTAGCGTTGGGTTAAAGAAGCGTGATGAAGAAAATCAAATCATCATCGACATTGATGGACAAAAAGTAGTCAAAAATTCCATGAACGAAAATACGGATTGGAGCCAATTGATGAACTACTTTATTGGGGCATACGAAAAGCAACTCTTGGACTTTATGCGTAAAACAGGGGGAACTACACCTCCGGTTGCAGTTGAAACCCAAACCAACTAAGTGTTTGAATTCATTGTACTTTTCCTAAGTGCTTGAATTCATTACAGAATCTTTTTTGTCTTTTTTGACACTTTTTTGCGTTTTTTTGGTTGACGTAACGGACACAGGTGTTATTATCCATAATGTGAGTTGAGGGGAATTGTTCCCCACACAATTAGGAGATTACAGTATGACTAAGTCCAAGCTTTTTACCGTTGTTGGTGTGTCCCGTATCCGTGAGCGCGATGCTATGAAGCTTCGTGTTGCTAACGGTGGTGCTGAAAACCGCGCTAAGCGTTTGACCCGTGGTGGGCACGTAGAAGTTGTGCTTTTTGATACTGCGCCGATGAATAAGGTCCAGGCGCTGGATTGGCTTGAGGTTAACCATCCGCAGCTTGCTGCCCAGATTGGCTCTAAGCAGGTTAAAGCGGTTCGCGCCAAGATTGAAAAAGCTGTTGCTGCTAAGCCAAAGGTTGTAAAGAAGGTTGCTAAGCCTGTGGTTGAGGAACCCGTTGTTGAAGTTACTGAGGGTCCGCTTAGCCCTGCTGCTAAGCTCGCGTTGAAGCGTATTAAGGACGCTGCTCGTAAGCGTGAAAAGCGGGCTGCTGAAAAGGCTGCTAAGCTCGCTGCTGTAGCCTAACCCAAATAGCCCTGTTAGGTCAAGAACTTAGCAGGGCTATCTTTTTGGTTGACGTAGTACCAAAAGACGCTATTATACGTACATAACAAGGAGTTGAACATGAAGCGCATTTTTGGGATTGGGTTTTACTGGGGCAAGACCAAAATATTGCGTCTCAAGCTGGATAAGCCCGAACTAGAGTGGCACATGGAACTCTATGGAATTTCTATTAAGAACACTTTTGTTGGCATCATGGTGCGTGGCAAAAGAGTGACCTATGTTCCCGAGGTTGATGGAGCAAGTTGGGAAAACGATAGATTGCGCGCCGAAGGCGCTTATGATACTGGAAGGGATGGTTGGCGATGATAAACTTTAAAGAACAACTTGAACAAATGGTTGAGCCTCTCGCCCGGCAGTTTGCAGCAGAAAAGATGGCACTTGTAAAAGACAAGCATGGTGAAAATCTTCCTGCGGAACTATGGAAACAGGCTGTTCCTCAGGCCCGTAAATTTCTTAACCTGGAGTAATTTAATGTCTCGTGAATATACCAATAAGCTTCTTGAAATGGTTGAGGAAGGTCTCCTCGACAAGGATATGGTCATTATGGCTTGTGTAAAGTACATGAGCGAGGACGAGGTCCGAGACATGATGGAAGCAAACGAATTCCTCGAACATGAAGATGAGGACGACGAAGACGAAACCTTTATTGATTTTAACGGTACTGGAGGCAAGTGGTAATGGGAAAGTATAGCGAACGACATGGTGGACCTTATGATCGCGGCAGTGCCGATTCTTATTACCGCCGCCCTTTTGACCCTCACTATTATGATCGCGGGACAGGGGATGGACCTCGCCGTGTTGCCAAGGAAGGCACAGAGGAATACGAAGCATATAAGTCAGGGTACTATTATCAGGAACTCTGCAATGACCACAAGGAATGGGGTGACTAATGACCTGGCGACTTTTCCTCGATGATGAGCGTTTCCCTGTGCGTGAGGACGAGTGGTTTATTGCGCGGGATTATGAAGAGGCATGTTGGGAAGTTTCTCAAATGGGACTTCCCGTTTATATCAGTTTTGACCATGACCTCGGTAATGGTCCAACTGGGGCTGCGTTTGTGGATTGGCTGATCGAGCATATGTTGGACGAGGGGCTCAAATTCCCTAAAAACTTTGACTACTTTGTCCACAGCCAAAACCCTATTGGGGCGGGCAATATCCGCGCCAAAATGGATGCAGCAATTAAGCATTTTGGCTACGAAAGCTAAGTGTTTGAAATCATTGCAGAATTTTTCTGTAACAAAATCAAGCACTTAGCACCTAATTTTTTTCATTTTTCCCCTAAAAATAGGGCAGAAAACGGTTGACGTTATCCTATTTGGCTGTATTATACGAATATAGCAACAAAGCAAGGAGTTTAGCGCATGGCATATTACCGCAGGACTTACGCTCCCCGTCCGCTCCCCAACTTTTCCAAACCGTATAGCGGCGCGAAGGCGAAGGCTGTTTTTATGTATAAGGCTGAGGACGTTTGGGCTGCTGCCGCTTGTGCTAACCGTATTAACGGCGGGTACGTTAAGGAGGCTACTTTTAAGTGGGACGAGGCGCTCCACCAATCCGTGCTCGACAAGGAAGCTAACAAGGTGATGGTGCGTAACATGCTTGCCACTGGGGCTAAGGCATGGGGTGAAGAGGATATCGAGCGCGGCAATGCTGCCCGCGAATATTGGAAGACTAACCTGCTTAAGATGCTGAGTGGTGCTGCCAACGATTTTGAACAGACTGCAATTGCGCTTGCTAACAAGGAGCAGATTGAAACTGTTTACGATGTGAGCGTGATCTCCAGCCTTATTGCAAGCGCGGAACGTGCCCTTGCTAAGGATGCTGTAAACGACATTAAGATGCAGTCCAACTCCGTGCATGTTGGTAAGGTTAAGGATAACGTGATGGTGCCGGACGCTGAGGTGCTGACCGTCCGTTACAATAACAACTTTGGTATGTACCGCGTTGATGTGCGTAGTAAGGGCAACCTGTTTAGTTGGTGGTCCAAGAAGAACTACACCGTGGGTGACCGCGTGACGATTAAGGGTAAGGTTAAGGCCCACTATGCTGACCGTGATACTAACGTTGCTGTTACGCAACTCAACTACGTAAAGGAGATTTAATAATGGTTAAGGATACGGTAACACTTACACAGAAGAATCTTGTGTATACCAATAAGAGCGTTAATTTTGTTGATTGGTGCCAAGAAGCCCAGCGGCGTTTTAAGCTGCTTGAAATGGATAGGTTTGATGAGTTTGCGCTTGCACCCAAACATGCTTATGAACTTGGATACACACCTGACAGTTGGGCGCGGGAAGTAAGGGACAAGAACGTAAGGTCCCAGCGTGTTAAGGACTTTAAAAAGTTTAACCCGTGAGGTAAAAAAAATGAATACACTTGGTAAAATTTTTGCTTACTTGTATGTAATTCGAGTGTATAAGGATGGTGACGGCTACGGGTTTGTGTGGCGTTTTTGGAATCCCATAAGTTGGGTGTTTGCTCCCGTGCTGTTTATGATTGCTGGATTTTTAGAAGGTTTTCCTACAGCATACGCGAATAGGTACGATTACGGATTTGGTATTAGTCCGTATTTTAAAGATAACCCCGAGGAACTGGAGTGGGTATGAGCACCTTCACTTCTTATTCCAGGGTGCCTTACCTTTGCGGAGTTTACTCAATGTTTTAGATGCAGCCTCTTTATTGGATTGGTTTGAACGACCAATCCAATAACCCTGCTCTAAATAAATCTGTGCTTGTTCTACTAATACCAACTTGTCAACTAATCCGTTTGTAACCCATCTCTTTGGTAATTTATTACGAGCAGAAACTTCAGGGCGTTTAGCGCCAAACATTGAATTTTGTTCTCCAACAAAACGACCTTTCATCCTTTTTGAATGGGCTTTTTTAATTTCTTGAGAGTGTGTTTTTCCATACATATTGTTAAGTTCGCCAAATCTACCGGTAGCACCGTCTCCGCCATCTGTTTGATTTAACAATATGCCTGTTCCTATATCTTTTCTTCCATACCATTTAATTAATCTACGTTCTAATGCCATTGCACCGACCTCAGTTAAATTTGACTCTAAAATAATTATTTTAGATTTATCATTAGGTTTAACTGTTGGATAATGTTGTTGCCAAGCCCTGCCTTCTTTGCCCTTACCAATGTAATATGGGGTTAGATCAGACTTGCGTAAATATGCGTAGATATAATATCCTTCTGGATATTTAGACATGCTGTATGCTCCTTCAAAGCGTATAGAGTAGTTGGGGCGGCAACCCGCGAACTACATTATTATTTAGCGGTTGACATGGTTTCAAACTGTGTTATTATACATTATAACTTAACAACTGGGGAATATTTAAATGAACAAGATCATTGTATTTGATCTGGATGGAACCATTTGTAACATCGAGCACCGCAGGGCGTTCGTGGCAAGCAAGCCGAAGAACTTTAAGGCGTTTAATGCTGCAATCCCGCAGGACACGCCGCATGAGGAAATCGTTTTCCTCGCGCAGACGTTTGCTGGTCAGGGCAACAAGGTAATCCTGTGTTCCGGGCGCGGTGAGGAGTCGCGTGAAGTGACCGAGAAGCAGATGAAGGACTTTGGTGTAGAGTTTAACGCTCTGTACATGAGGGCGCACAAGGATTTCCGTGCAGACAACATCGTTAAGGTTGAACTGCTGGCTCAGATCCGACAGGAGTTTGGAACCCCCTATCTTTGGTTCGACGATAGGCAGCAAGTAGTAGATGCCATTAGAGCTGAAGGCATTAAAGTGTGCCAGGTGGCTCCAGGCGATTTTTAGATTTACAATTATCGCCATGCCAGCGAACTAAATTTGAACGAATAGTGACCAATCCACAATGCTCACAAGCATATTTGGGTTGGTCATATTTTTTACCTTTGTGTGACTCGGAAATCTTTCTACGCACTTCATCGGAATGTTTTTTGCCGTAATAAGGATTTAATTTACCTTTTCTTTTGTTTGATAAATTTGCTTTGAAATCGTTTGATCGCTTGCATCCTTTTAGCTTATTGGCAGTTTTTTGGATGCTTTCGTTGGTTCGTTTATTTCCTTTTAGACTATTAGAAATTTTAGTCTTTGTTTCATTTGTTATCACATATCCGTTTGCTTTTTTGGTTTCAAGAATTTTTTGTATTATTTCAGGAGTTACCATTCCTCCGTCACCAGATTCTGGTTTTAGATTTGCCCAATCAGTTGAAGCAACTACATTAAACAATGTTGAGTAATATAATCCATATTCTTTTAATTCATTTGGGTCATTAGTTTCTAATAAAATTTCAGTAGAAATGTCCGTGCCATATTTCTGTAAATGTCTAAGCCAATACTTACCAGATCCAAGATAGGAATATGGATCCTTGGAAGTTTTTCCAAGATATTTTAGTCCAGTAGCATTGTGGGTTTTTACATACAAATAAATAGTCATGCTGATGGTCCTTTCTAAAAACTTACCATTAGAACCGATGGATCTGCCAGGATCGCGATCGGTATTTTTATTTATTCCGCTTGACAAAATAATATTTTATGTTATTCTAACAATATAAACAATATTAAGGAACGTCTGCTTCTAATGTCCCCCGCTAAACCTATCATTAAAAAACTTTTGTTAGAAGATGGCAAAAATTTTGCTCCTTGGTTTGAAAAATCATTTAATGAGTTTATCTATCCTTATCAAATTGGTCGTCTTCCACCTACCGCTACTGCTCAGAAACTTCTTGAAGATTTTGGAAAATTTCACAATATAACATTTATTAAAGTGAACGGACAAATCAAATTTGCAGACTTAAGTTCTGCTGGAGTTCTTTTTTTATTAAGGTGGGCATAATGTTGTCGTATCATGTGCCATCCATAAATGACCTACCAAACTACATCCAAGAATTGTATCGTGGGAAGTTGGTAACGGCTTCCCACGTTCATAAAAATGAGATACATGAATGGTCTCGTAAAAGCGGCGCAACTATTTCGTTTGTTGGTAGTTTGTACGGCGAGAAGGACGTTTGGTATGTCATGGAAGATGATGCCAGGGTAATGTTCGCACTCAAATGGCAGTAGTAACAGTACCATACTCCCATGAGGCGATAGAATGGGCAATAGAAAATTGCCCAAACTATAAAACTAATATTTTAGATTTTTCCGATTGGCAGATTGACGAAGGCGTACTTCGTGTTAAAGTATATTTTGCACATGAGAATGATGCAACAATATTTGCTTTAAGGTGGTGTCAAAATGACTGACAATGTTTATACGGCACTTTTTCAGTTAGACTTTAGTGGTTACATACTCTATGATGATGTAGTACAGTCTATTTCTAATTACTATTATCACAAGATTGAACCAGGCGGATTTGTTTACCATATGCTATGCAATGACTTTGTAGGTGCCGCTTGCAGGGCAGATAGTTGGAATAGGGAAAAGCTCTACGACTATGCTAATTGGTTAGCCAACCGTATGCCAAGAGGTGCATGGGGAGATAAAGAAACAGTTGACGCTTGGTTAAGGAGTGACCGCGATGCAGCTTAATGCAGGTGACACAATTACTATTACCGTTAAGAATCCAGTTTGGCCAATGAGGAAGGCATATGCGAGTTATGTACACATTCCAGAATTTAACACCTACACAGGTAGAGTGGTTAGCGATCATCGTGCTATTAAGCCTGGTCAAATTGGTTTAACAACAAATGAGCCAAACTTTGACTTGCGTGTAATTGATATAGAGCGTATTGTATCTGTTGATGACGCAGTTTTTACTCAACCAAGTAACACTGAGCCAACAACAAAAATTTGGACTGTCCAGGGGTCCAAAGGAAAAACATATACTGTGACGCTGGATCACGGTCGTTATGATTGTACATGCCCAGGCTTCCAATTCCGGCGGTCCTGCAAGCATGTCGATGAAAAGAAGGAAAATGTTAATGCTTAAGTCTACTTTTATGTTTAGTGCCGCTGTTGGTCTTGCTCTATTTGCGGGTACTGCCAACGCTGTTGAGAAGATGAAGATTAACCTTTGCACAGGCAGCGAAGGTCGTCCTTACCATGAAACTGGGCAGTACATTGCCAGTTTTATGCGAGATAGTCGCAATGCCGAAATTAATGTTGTTACCAGCAAGGGTACATGGGACAACATTGAACGAACTGTTCTAACACCCGCTACACCTGAAGCTGTGGCAAATGGGGAGGCATGCCATGCTTTTATTGGACAGCCAGATGGTGCAGTTCTACTAAAGCGTAAGAACCCAGCCGCAGCCACTAAGCTTCGTATTATTGGACAAGGTCCACGCGAATTTCTGCATGTACTTTGCAGCAAGGAGTCGGGTGTCGATGACCTAAGCGACCTTGCTGGGGATAATAGCAAGAGTGTTGCTCTTGGTGCCAGTGGTTCTGGTGCTTGGCTAATTTGGCAGAATTTTATTGCAGAGGACAAGGGTTATGCAGAAGTCCAAGTTACTAACGAGGAAGGTGCTATCGCTATGGCTAGCGTCGCTTCTAACACCACTACTTGTATGCTTGTTCCTGCTGCTGTTGGTAATGCCACAGTTGTACAAGTAGACACTGACTTTGGTGACGGTATTAACCTAGTTGGTGCCAATGACATGGACTTTAACGATGCTACCAACATTGATGGCAAGGCACTGTATAAGTGGCAGACTATTCCAAGTGGCACTTATCCACAGAACCTACAGTCGGGTTGGTTTAGTGGATCAGATACTGTTGCTTGGCAGGCTGGCATTTATGTAAACACTGAATATTTTAACGGTAATCAGAAGGCACTTGAGGACTTTATTACTGCTGTAGCAAAGGCAAAGCCTGCTATTAAGAAGACCTTTGGCGAACTAAAGTAATAAACTAAACATTTCTTTCTTGAGGGAGAGCTAAATCAATTAGCTCTCCCTTTCTTTTTATGTCGCTTGTTAGACAATGTATACCTCCGTCAAAGAACAAGCTATGCCTAAAGTTTACTATATGCAAGTTGATACCATATTCATCAAACTTCCTTTGTATCATATCGTTTGCACTTGTGCAAACTGCATTGCATTCATCTATCATTAATAGATTTAGATCAAATTGGCTTTCTTCGATATAGCCAGTCCATGCGCTTAGGTAAGAATCAACAAACTCTATAAAGTCATCGTTTGATTCTTCACCAGGTATCCACCATTTACCTCTATTCTTTTTTCTTAATTCCATATAAGAATAATTGTTGATCATTTTGTCTTTAACAGTTGTATCAAGATAAAGTATATCCCAATCTTTAAATCTACTTTTGTGATCTAGTTCTTTATTGCTAATCAGCAATCCAGGTTTAATAACAGCCATGCACCCGTCTAGATGATTTTCTTTAGGATAAAAATGGCAGCGATAATCCTTAAACCAAGTTGAAATAGATTTTTGATAATCAATTATTGCTTTGGTATTAAAACTATCCTCTAGATTTTTTGGAGTATCTATTGGCCAATTATCTTTTCTGATACTAGTCCAAACATTGCTTGGGGATAAGTTCATCTGCCCATACAGCAAATCTTTTCCTAGTCTTAGTATAGTTGCTGTATTAATGTTTTTGACCCAATTAATTTTATTATATTGTTGCACATAATCAACAATTGGCTGATAGAAATTTAAATCTACTCTGGGATCGATAAAGAATTTATTTCCAATCATAGCAGTATGATCTCTAGGAGTGACCGGAGGCGGCATTAACTTGTTATCAATTAATTTAGCATTGGGTCTAATTAATTCAACATTAAATTTATTCAAAAGCTTTATTAGAGTTTGAAAATCTTCCTCAGTTTCAATTGCAATTTTTTCCAGAACTTGTCTAACTCTACTGCTAGATATAAAATTAAAAGATTTGGGATCATACATTTTTCCTACAATACAAACTTCCAAAGGGTCCCATGTTTGGTTAACTGATAACATAATGATATTTAATTCTATTAAAAACGGGTAAATACACACATGCGTATTCATGAATTATTTGAGGGTGGCTGGACCACTACTGTAACACAAGGTACTGTTATTCATCCAAGTACCGTCAAAAAAGCTTTAGCAATAATGGAAAAATTTATTGCTGACTTTAATTCCTATGCCAAGCAAAATGGCATTCCTCCAGTTAAGATTGGACATCCAACAGGTAGCAGTGCGTATCACGATGTAGATCCAGAAGATAAGATTTACGGTGATATTGATTTACAAATTGTTGTTCCAGAGTTAAAAGACAAACCAAATATGACTACTGGGCAAATACAATATTTTTGGAATAAGCAATTTGGCGAGTTTGCCAAAGCAACTAATCCAAGTTACGTACATCCTGAATCAACCCCTGGACATCCAATTCTAAATATTGGAGGTGATGCATGGGTACAAATTGATATAATGCCTCATCCAGAACCACTTGCTACTTGGGGACGATATAGAGCAACACCTGAGCGTGGTGTTAAAGGTATGCTTAATGGCAATATGTTTGCTGTTATTGGCGAAATGCTTATGCTTAACTTGCAACATTCAGGAGTGCAGTATAAAGAGCAAAATGGTCGTCGTGTGCCATA